TTTGTAGCACTTGCTAAAGAATTAGAAGGACAAATTCCTCCAACAGTAGCATCTGTAGTTAAAGATAGAATTATCAAATGGCACGGTGGAGATGCAGCAACTATGAAGGCAGATATACAATCATTAATTCCAGATAAAGGCGATCCTGAAATAGATGATCAAATTAAGGCTTTGGAAATTATGATAAAATTGATCACAAAATTAGACAAGGACATTGCAAGAAAATGAAAGTATTTGAAGTAACTGTAGAAGCTAAAGTTTCATTAGATGAAAGTTTTCTAGACAATCTCAAAGCATTTGCCAGTGAAGTAACAGATATGGTTGGTGGAGATGATAACACAACTACTAGTCAAGTTGACGTTAAGACAGACAACACTCCAACTGATACTACACAGTCGGACATAGCCGCAGCAGTAGATGCAGCAAAAAAGAAGATTGCTCCTACAAGTGCAGACAACACAACTACTAATCAACAACCAGAAGGAAATGCGTGGGTAAGAAAGAATAATGACGATTCAGAAACTGCTGATAGTTTTAAGCGTTGGCTTAGAGCAGACGGTCCAGGTCGAGAAAAGTTTGCTGGAAAAACTCCAGGCGATTATACAGCAGGTATGACAAGATTACTTGGTCAAGGTTATGCGTTACGAGCATTAGAAGTTTATAAATTATGGGGCTCAAAGTCAAATATAACACCACAAGCATTACAACAAATTAAATCAGCTGCGGCTGACCAAGCAAAAGAACTAGGGCTCTAATATGGATTTTCATCAACTAGTAAGAGAATTAGATGCATTAACTGCACAAGGTGTAAAGGAACTTGATCCTGAAGCTAGTGCCGCTATTGCTGCTATGGCTATTGGAAAGGCTGCTAAAGGTAAAAATCTTTCTCAAACTGAAAGAGATGCTATTGCAGATTATGCAGCTCTTTTTGAAGAACTGCTTAGAAATCCATCACTTAGGAGAAGACTCCTAGATATGCAAAAACTAGTTAAAAAGAAAAAGGAAAAATGAACCTAGTAAACTTATATCCAAAGTTTACAGACAATCCTTATCTTACTACACCAATCCAACGACATTTAGTCGAAACACTTCCTTTTAAAGATTTTGATAAAGACGGATACGAAGTTCCAACTCCTCTAGAACACTTGCACTACGAAGCAAACGGTGTTGAGCTTAATAGAGAAATACAATATCACATTGCACCAGTACAAGAATGGTATTGGGATACAGAATCGAGCGAACACGGTCTCGTATTAGATCATTGTATGCTATTAACTCGCTATGCGTTTGCAGGCGAAGCAAGAGAACAAATAATAGAAGTTTCAAAAAATAGACCTATCCTACAAAAACTGTTAAATATCAAACCCAAGTGGGGAATTGATTTTAGTCTTGACTATGTAACACACAACATTGTTATGGAAGTAATACATATTGAACAAGACTTTGATACACTAGAAGAAGCATACAGAGCAAAAGAACGTCTTGAAAATATTATTGATACAACAGACTGGTACGATGGTGCAATGCAATTATGGCAGCGCAAAGACGAATGGATTAACTTATCTTCAGACGATCATTCAAACTACAAAGCACAATTTTTTGGATGGGAACGTGCTTTTGACAATAAAAAAGTATTTTCTACTTGACTTTTATCTAACTTTATTATATAATAATACAAACTAACACAGGAGGACCCTATGGGTGATCGAGTATACGGCGCTGACGAAAAGGCGAAACTAGAAAATTTGGTACGTGAAGGCGTAACAGTATTGCAAGAAGTAGAAGATTTGCAAAACGGACTTAAAGAAACCGTAAAGCATATTGCAGAAGAAATGGATATTAAACCTAGTCTAATTAACAAAGCAATTAAAGTTGCTAAAAACCGTGACTGGGATCGTCATTATGATGAGTTTGATGATTTAGAAACTATTATTACTACACTAGGCTACGATAAGTGAACACCGTAATAGACTTTTGGAGGAGTGGTTACAGATCAGACAAGATAGCGTTTTATCTAGAACTGCTAAGTTTTGTATTTACTGTGGGTGCAAGTGCTACACTTGCATTTACAGCAGATGCACCAGATATGCGCATCGTATATCCGTTCTTTTTCATTGGTAGTATTACAGGATGCTTAGGCTATTACAGAAGAAAACTTGCTTGGCCAATGATGCTGACAGGTTGGTTTGTAATTGTCAACGTGTTTGGTTTTGGTGTGGCTATGGGATGGTGGTAAAGGATGTCTAAAACTGTATATTGGGCTCCAGTAATTGTAGGAGGCGATTGGCCGTTAGTAAGCGAACTTAAATTTTATGATTTAGAGCGCCTTATTAAACGTATCGATCCTATAGAATTTTTTGGCCCGGCATCAGCAAGATGTCCTGCAATGGTAGACGAATTAAAAAATACATTTGCACTAAAAAGTCCATTAGATTTGCACATTGATTTTGGTCCTGATTTTAACAGGCCGCAATGCTTCAATGAAACATACTCTCCAGAGCTATTAGAACAGTTTATTAATCAACCTAATCCGCATAGAATCTTTCAGTTGTCTTATGCACAGGTTTTAATGTACTGTGAAGATGAATTAACAATGACACAGTTACATCCTTATTATGAAGATAATGAGTTTACTGAAAATGTTATGGGAGTTTCTGGTACAATGGACATTTCATCCTGGCTAAGACCTGTACAACCGGGATTTAAATTTAAATCTAAAAAGCACGTACTTAATATTAAAGACGGAGATGCAGTAGCATACTATAGATTTAATACTGAAGAGCCAGTAGTAATGAAACGGTTTGATGCAAAAGGTTTGTATTCAGACAGAGCAAGTATTATGCAAAGTTGTTTAGCATTTAAAGACCATAAACCACAAAGGCACACATATTCACTTAAGGCATCTTATGAGGCGTTTAAGAGAGCACGTTATAACAAAAAAATGATGAAATATATTAAAGAAAATTTACTTGACTAATTACCTAAATAGTAGTATAATAAGAGTTAACGCTCAAGAAGAGCAAGTAGATGGTTAAGTTGGCCATAAGCAACGAAGGAGAAATGAATGCCATACGTTGATGCGATGTTTGATCGTGATCAAGATATTATCCGTGTAGTGGAGCGCCGTGATGGCAAAAGACACTACCACGAGTACCCTGCAAAATATACATTTTATTATAAAGACCCACGTGGCAAGTACAAAAGTATGTACGGAGATCCACTGAGTCGTGTAGTATGTAAGAACACAAAAGACTTTCGCAAAGAAGTTGCTATTAACAAAGGCAAAGATTTGTTTGAAAGCGACATTAATCCAATTTTCCAATGTTTAAGTGAAAACTATCTTAACCAAGACGCACCTAAACTAAACATTGCGTTTTGGGATATCGAGACGGACTTTGACCCGGAGCGTGGATTCGCACCAGTTGAAGATCCGTTTATGCCAATCACTGCTATCACTGTATGTTTACAGTGGTTAGATAGCGCACTCATTACCCTTGCTGTTCCGCCTAAGGGTATGAAGCACGAAGATGCTGTAGAAATGTGCAAAGCACGTTGGGGTGATGAAGTAATACTATTTACTAACGACGAAGAAGGCAATGGCGAAAAGCAAATGCTTCTTGCCTTCCTTGATTTGTTAGAAGATGCTGATGTACAAAGCGGTTGGAACTCAGAAGGTTATGATGTTCCGTACACTGTAAACCGTATTCAGCGTGTATTAAGCAAAGACGACACTAGACGTTTTTGTTTGTGGGGGCAGTTGCCCAAGAAGAGAGAATATGAAAAATTTGGTAAAACAAGCGAGACTTACGATTTTGTCGGTCGTGTGCATCTTGACAGTCTTGAGTTGTACAGGAAGTATACCTACGAAGAACGGCACACTTACAGACTTGACGCAATCGGTGAACTTGAGGTCGGAGAAAATAAAACAGTCTATGAAGGAACTTTGGACCAGCTCTACAACAACGACTTTGAAACGTTTATAGAATATAACAGACAAGACGTTGCATTGCTCGATAAACTTGACAAGAAACTACGTTTTATTGACTTATCAAACAGCATTGCACACGAAAACACTGTATTGCTACAAACTACAATGGGTGCTGTTGCTGTTACAGAGCAAGGCATTATTAACGAAGCACACAACCGTGGGTTACAAGTGCCAAACCGTCCTAGACGTGATGACGAAAGTACACAAGCCGCAGGTGCATATGTTGCATTTCCTAAAAAAGGCTTGCACAAGTACATTGGCTCAATGGACTTGAACTCACTATATCCGTCAGTAATTCGTGCATTGAATATGGCTCCTGAAACTATTGTAGGACAAATACGTCCTGAAATTTCAGATGCTCGCGTACACGAAGATATGACACTAAAGAAAAAGTCATTTGCAGGTAGTTGGGAAGGACGTTTTAGTACAGAAGAATACGAAGCAGTTATGGAGAAGAAAAAAGATATTGCTCTTACTGTTGACTGGGAAGATGGTCGTACAGATGTACTAAGCGGTGCAGAAATATATCAACTTATCTTTGATTCACATATGCCGTGGATGCTAAGTGCAAACGGCACCATCTTTACTACAGAGTTTGAAGGTGTTATTCCGGGTATTCTAAAGCGTTGGTATGCAGAACGTAAAGATATGCAGAAGATGTTGAAGAAAGCAAAAGAAGCTGGCAACAAAACTGAGATTGAATACTGGGACAAACGTCAGCTGGTTAAGAAGATTAACTTAAACAGTTTGTATGGTGCAATTCTTAACCCAGGTTGTAGATTCTTCGATAAACGTATTGGTCAGTCAACTACACTAACTGGTCGACAAATCGTTAAGCATATGAGTGCCGAAGTAAACAAGACTATCACAGGCGAATATGACCACGTAGGTAAAGCAGTTATCTACGGTGATACTGACTCTGTGTACTTTAGTGCTTGGCCTGTGTTAAAAGATGATGTAGAAAGCGGAAAACTAGAGTGGGATATTGATAAGTGTATTACACTCTATGACCAAGTGTGTGAACAAGCAAACACTACATTCCCAGACTTTATGGCAAGAGCATTTCACTGTCCAAAAAGCCGTTCAGATGTTATTGCGGCAGGTAGAGAGATTGTTGCACAGTCAGGCTTATACATTACCAAGAAACGTTATGCGGCACTTGTTATTGACTTAGAAGGATTTAGAGCAGATACTGACGGCAAGCCTGGCAAGGTTAAGGCTATGGGCTTAGACTTACGTAGATCAGACACACCTGTGTTTATGCAAGAATTCCTAAGTGAAATTCTGCTTATGGTACTAACTGATGCAAGTGAAAAAGAAGTACTAGAACGTATTACAGAGTTCCGCAAAGACTTTAAAGAACGTCCTGGTTATGAAAAAGGCGCACCTAAACGTGCAAACAAGATTGGACATTATCAACGTTTGGAGCAAAAACAAGGCAAGGCAAATATGCCAGGCCACGTAAGAGCAAGCATCAACTGGAATACACTAAAACGTATGAACGGTGACAAGTACTCGCAAGAAATTGTTGACGGTATGAAAGTTATTGTTTGTAAACTCAAGCAAAATCCATTAGGATATACAAGTGTTGCGTATCCAACAGATGAATTGCGTATTCCAGATTGGTTTAAAGAACTTCCATTTGACGGAGATGCAATGGAAGAAACAATTATCGATAACAAGTTAGACAACTTGATCGGTGTGCTTGATTACGACTTAGAAGATACTAAGCAGAATACTACATTTAGTAGTTTATTTGACTTTGGTGATTAGATGCTAGACTATAAGATTTATAAATCAGATACAATTATTAATAACCACGAAAAGTTTATTGATATTTGCGAATATGCTAGTCAATTATTAAAGCACGAGTTTCAAGGAGCACCTAATACAACTTGGATTTATAACCAATACAACATCTTTTCTTATACTGCGTCAAGTATTTTATTTTACGACTTGTATAAAGACCTAAATAAAGCTATAAGAAGCTATATTGGAGATGATCGTAGAGTGTGGTTTCAGTCTTGGTTGAACTTTTTGTCATATGATGAGATAGAAAAGGTGCTACCTATGCACGGACACGATTGGGATATACACGGTTATATTTCAATTGATCCGAAAAACACTATTACCGAGTTTACTAACTTTGAAGTTAAGAATGAAGTAGGTAATATTTACATTGGTCCTTGTGGTGACGAGTATCGGCACAGGGTAAAAAATGTAGACAAATGGGACGGAAGTCGAATCACTATTGGATTTGATTGTACGTTTGATGCTGACAAGGTTCACGCATCGAATAATAAACTATTTCCGATACTCTAGAGAACTATTATGAAAATAAAAATAGAAGTTGAAATAGATACTGATAAGCAAAACGATTTACAAACAATCGAAGAGCTTATTGCTATGCTACGCCAACTTGCAGAAAATTACGAGGACTAATATGTTTTTAAAAGTAACAGAAGTTGAGCATTATACTGATCGACTTTTTAGATTTCGTACAGAACGACCACAATCGTTTAGGTTCACTGCTGGTGAATTTACAATGATTGGTATGGGTGACGATGACATTATGCGGGCGTATTCGCTTACTAACGGTCCGTATGATGAATACCTTGAGTTTTACTCAATTAAAGTTCCAGATGGTCCACTAACTAGTAGACTACAGAACATAAAAGTAGGAGATGAGATAGAAGTAGGCGAAAAACCAACAGGAACGCTTACTACAGCGAACTTAGAGCTTGGCGGGGACTTATGGTTACTTGCTACAGGAACCGGCGTAGCGCCGTTTATATCGCTTCTAAGAGACCCCACAACGTATGAGTTGTTTGACAAAATTACTGTTGTGTGGAGTGTAAGAGAACAAGTAGAACTGTTATCGTACAATTCTTTCTTGCAAGAGCAAGATATTGTTTATATACCAACAGTAACACAAGATCCCGAATGGCCAGGTGAAAGTAATAGAATTACAACTCAGTTAACTACTGGATTAATTGATACTAATCCTATAAAAAATAAAATAATGATTTGTGGAAGTTTATCATTCAACAACGATGTTAAAGATATACTAAATGGCTGGGGTTGGAGCGAAGGTAACAGACGAACTGCTGGTACTTTTGTACAAGAAAAAGCCTTTGTAAGTTAGGAGAATACTATGAGCAATGATGTTAAATGGAATATAGGTGGATCTGTTGTTAAGGAAGATGATAGATATGTTGTGAGTGATAACACAACTCTAAAAAATCTTGTACTAAGTTCAACAAAGTTGCGTCCAAATAAATCAACTACTGGTCATCGTCACGCCGGACAAGAAGAAGTATACATTTTTGTAGAAGGAAAAGGACAGATGGAACTAGATTTTCGTATCTTTGATGTTAAAGCAGGTGATGTTGTAACAATCGAAGATAATGTGTTTCATAAAGTCCATAACACTGGCGATTATACATTAGAATTTATTTGTGTATTTGACGGTAGGAGAAAAATATGAAGGTAGGGTTTACCTGTTCAACGTTTGATTTGCTACACGCAGGGCACGTACAAATGCTTCGCGAAGCAAAAGAACAGTGTGATTACTTAATATGCGGATTACAAGTTGATCCTAGTGTAGATAGAGCAGAAAAGAACGCACCAATACAAACTATTGTTGAACGTTATACTCAGCTTAAAGCAGTCGGTTATGTAGATGAAATTATTCCATACGGTACTGAAGAAGATTTAGAAGACATTCTTAGTATGTATCATATTGATGTACGCATACTTGGCGAAGAATACAGAGACAAAGACTTTACTGGTAAAGATATTTGCCGCAAACGTGACATTGACTTATATTTTAATAAACGTGATCACAGATTTAGCTCAAGCGACCTAAGAAAGAGGGTATCAGATGCAAAAAACAAATAAATTTATATTTGATGTAGACGGAACACTTACTCCTAGTAGAGGTGTTATTGATCCAAAGTTTAAAGATTTCTTTAATCAGTTTTGTCGTTCTAATTCAGTCTATCTTGTTACTGGAAGTGATAAACCTAAAACTGTAGAACAGTTAGGAGAAGATACTTATAACTTAGCACACACAGTTTACAACTGTAACGGCAATGATGTATGGCAAAGTGCAAAACACATTCGCACAAACGAATGGACACTTCCTGAAGATGCACATAACTTCTTGTCTGATATTTTAACACAAAGTATATTTCCGTTGCGTACAGGATTACATTTTGAACATCGTCCAGGGATGGTAAACTTTAGCATCGTAGGGCGAAATGCAGACAAATTAGAACGTGCAAAATATGTTACTTGGGATACAGAACAAAATGAAAGAAATGAAATTGCACAAGAGTTTAATTACCAATTCCCAAACTTAGAAGCAAAAGTAGGCGGTGAAACAGGAAT